CTTCCATCCATTTAAGGACACCGTCGTTAGTCTCTCCGTCGAATGTGACGGTTATATCTGTGGCCGCAGTACCATCTCCAAGTGTAAGAGATGTACCAAGCATCTTCGTAATAGGACCACCTTCAGCAGTCGTACCATCATGGGTATGTCCTGTACTTGCCGCAAAGGCCGCTAATAACTGGTTGAACTCATCATTGGTATGAGCTGCGGTTATTACGTCTCCATCAGCATAAGAAGATTGTCTTGTATAAGTTGCTCCCATTTATCTTCTTGCTCCTAGTTGATATTCTAATTGAAATCCTTTAAGTGAGTAAGGTGCAGTCGCACCCCCGTCTTGTATCTTTAAAGCTACAGCAAAACCCGAACCTTCAACTGCCTGTCTTACAAGAGGTTGTGTTGTACCCCCATATGTTGCTGTATTATATAATGATGTGCCATAAACTGCTACTACGTTTGTTGAATCTAAAGGGTATGCTGCGGGTCTAGGTGCATTTACATCTTCATAGTCATACCTAATAAACAAATCAGCATCTATTGTTGATTCAGGTGCATAGTTTAGTATAACTCTTTGCATATACTTTCGTATTCCCGGATCGTTCATAGATATGTCTGGGCTACGGTATCTTCCGTTTATAGCGACTCCATTAAAATCATCACCAGACTCTTGTCTGTACACGTACCCATCTCCTGATCCATGTAACGCAATAACATCTCCTGTGTCTACAAATGTATCAGTGCATGTAGGTCTGATACCTCTTAACTCTCCAAACTCAAACTGTTGTCCTTTGAGAACGCACATAACACCTTTTGTTGCTGTTTCTGCTATATCTGTCTTAGTAAAGAATATTCGGTATTGAGTTTTGTCGGGTATTACAATTGATGTAAATTTAGTTGAAGATGATATGTTATCAAGAAATAAAGGTTGTACGTTTGCACTTATTGTACCCAACTCCACGTCACCAATTCTTGCAGTACCTGCAATGGTACGTAGTCCGTCAGGACCTAAGAAGATAAGATCACCTGCAAATTCTTGAATTGTTTGTCCGTTTGGACACCCGATGTTTCGAGTTATGTCTTGTATTGCAAAGTCGGATACAGACGAGCCTGCTAGTTTAAATATTCGGTTTTCACAAAATATAATTAAATTATCACGGAAAACCTTGAGACCTGTTATTGTATCATCAACTGCAATGCTACCTGAACCTGCACCACTTGAAAAATCATCTTCGTCAAACGGTTTACTAAAAACCATCTCTTGTGGTGTGCCAGACATGCCTGCATAAAACATATGGTCTCTGAATGACGCTACAAACTTAGCTCCTGCTACTGAAGCATCACTTACATCTGTTGCTGTAAACGATGTGTTAAACACTGTAGGTGCGTTGTTTCCGTCTGCAACAATTATCTTGTCATTGTTATCAAAGTTAAATCTTTCAAAGGTATATGTACCTGCACTTGTTCGACCACTATCTCTTTCTGTCCAAGTTGATCCGCCGGGAGTTGCACTGAATATCTTCTCTCCACGTGCAGCCATGACACTTGATCCGAATGTTGCAACCATGAGTACTTCTTCGGTCGATGCACTTGTCTGGGGTACTATGGCATCAACGTACTTAGCAAATCCATTTATCCGTCTGTAGCCACCTTCAATATCAGGTTCAAAATTAAGTAGCTCAAGTGCTTGTCCGGGTTTCATTGTAAGTGTGGATTGATTAAGGACTAATCCACCTTCACATGAAAAAGGAAATGCACCTGTTTGACTTAACTCTGGCATACTATATAGCTCTCATGTATATTTGTTTGTTGATCAATTCTACACGCATACGTTTGATGTATTTGTCAAACTGTACCTGTGCAAGTTGTGCGTTTTGTGTTTCACCCCTGAGTGTAAAAGCGTAGTACTTTGCTCGCTCTATAATTACATTTTCAAAACGTAAAGGTATAATTGATGTGTCTGTGTTTGCACTCAACGGCGTGTGAGTAGTATAGTAAAAGTACTTTACAGTATATGTTGACGCATCAGGTACAGGAGATAATCCAATTTTATTTTCAGGGTTCGTATATACATACACAGGCGTATCTTCTGAATTGCCTGTAGGATCTGTATCTCTTTCATGGTAACTATCAAGATACTCACTGTAAGATAAATACCTTAATTTTTTTTCTGACTTGTCTGCCGCTTCAAGAAACAAAAAACTGTCATAATCTATCGTTTTAGCCGCCGACTCTTTTGTGTAAAGTCGTGTGCCATCAGTTGTTGTAAAACTAGCTTGTAAAACTGTAAAGGGCCACTCCGTATCTGAGTTAATTATGTCATCAATTGCACGATTAACGTAGTCTTTCACAGCAGTTTGAATACCTCTAGATGAAGCAAAGTTAGATGCTGTTAATTCTACTTCATTTAGATCTCTTAGTACGTTGTTGATTAATACTAGATAACTGCTCGCCATGTTTAAGTTTCTCTTGGACTTTTGTAGATTCTAAATAATGTCGTCTCTTTTGAGCTTTACGAGAAGGACTATTTAGTTTTTTGTTAATGTCTGCTACCTGCTGTGGAGTTAGTAGCTTATACGGTTTAGTGTTAAAGGGTATTAGTAGGCGTAAATTTTTTTTTTAATTTAATTACTTTGTACATATCTACTATGAAGCTTTGTTTTTTACTTCTTCTACGGCACTGACCATCATACTATTTAAAGTTTTTAACTTTTCAGTTGCACTTATAATGTCATGTAAAGCTTGATCTACCATATTTAGTGCTGCGTTATTGTTGTTTAATATGGTTTGTGCATTTTCAATCTGTAATCTGTACTGAAAGGCTAAAGCTTGGGCGGCTAATTTCTTCATAAATGTACTCCTTTTTAGGATTATACAGATAGATTAGCTAGATGTCAATCTCTTTGTATCTTTGTATGCCTTTTTAATTTCTTCGATAGTTCGTTTACAACCTATACATACATTGTCTTTTAGGGTGCAAATGCCTACACAAGGACTCAAAACTTTCCTGCCCATTTACCTGCTGCCCACGCTAACAGTCCTGCAAAGAATATTACAATTATAGCAGCTATTCCGTAGCCTACGTATTCCATTATCTCTTGTCTACGTTTCTCTGCCATCTTTTCTTGATAGCGTCTTGACTTACGTGCTTCGGCTTGAAAGGCTTGCCAATCTTGCCACAATCCGGGTCGACCTAAGTAAATCATCATTTTCTTGAGTTCTTCTTCTTTTTCTTTTATCTGCTCAAGAGCCATGAACTCTTCTAAGTCTGAACCCCCTACACCTTTAGCTTTCTTTTCTTTTGCCTTCTTTTCTAATGCTTCTTTAGAGAATACAAAATCACTTATATGTTTTGCACACCCACTCAGTTCTTTGCCGTTGGACACGAATTGTTTTATAACCGAAAAGGCGGCATTTGCTGCGGCTAATTCTGCTAACATTTTACCTTTTCCTCACTGGCTTGCAGTATGCTGTTATTTGTAAGTTAGGTCCTTCCCTTTGTGGTATAGTTGCTTGATCATTCAATCTTACTGCAAAGTACAAACATCTATCTATGTTATCGAAGGTTTGTGTTTGGTCTATTATCTTTAATCCCATCATAACCACTAGTACGAACTCAATCACACTGGTACTCCTTGTACCTCCTTATCGTTATCTTCTTTGTGGCATTGGCAATTGCACTCTTCGCAATCACATTCATAACACTCACAGGTGTCACATTTCTTCTTTTCTTCGATCATATCCACTCTCCATTCTTCATAGCCAAAGATAACTTCATAGCTCTGTTGCCTACTTGGTTAGCCCATCTAGAATCAATCATCTCCTCGCAAGCTAAAGGATAGTTTACTTTTTCTATAGCCATCCACATATTTTTAAATTTTAAAAGGCGAGGAACACCCATATTAAATGCCATATCAACAAGCACCATTTGTCGTACATCGTTTAGTTGATTTACGATCGGCTTATTAGCTAATAATTCTTTTTCTACAATTGCTATGTCATTCATGCAAAGGTAATAGGCTTCTTCTTCAGTAAGACCTATTTCGTAAACATCTTCCATAGTTTTATTTATGTAAGATAATTCACCGTCTGTGATACCTCTGTCTTCTAAGTTACGCCCGATTCCAATCGTATCGATGCCTAGATGATCTTGGTAGACTTCAAGGCGAAGTCCTTCGTGTAAGGCTATCATTTTGACTAGTTCATCACGTTCGTACTTCATGCTTTCTTCCTTGTTGTCGGTTTACGTCTTTTACCTGATGCAGTAACAGACCATTTAACCTTTGCAGGTCCTGTCTTTTTACTTGCTTCTTTCTTACTTATCTTACTTGCTACGGCTTTAGGTCTGCAGGCAGGATAAGGTCTTTTCTTTTTATCTTTACCAGAACGACCACACTTCTTTCCTGTCTTGACATCACGCCAATCTTCTTTGAACCACTTGGTTAAGCTCATGCGTAAGTACCGCCACGTTTCTTGTACTCCCTAACCAACCAAGCATTTGCATACGCTGACGGGTACACCTTGAACTTCTTTTTGGCCGCAGCTTTTACTGAAGCGTAAAGCTTTGGGTTCTTTGGTTTAGGACTTCCTTTTTTCTTAGCCATTTGATTTCCTCGCTGTATCGCTGATCATATGTTCTAAATGGCTTACAAGAATCTTTCTCATGTTTTCTGCCTTTGCTCGTGTAGTAAATGAATACTCTCGTATGTCGTCATTACTTATCTTGAGAGAAAATATATAGAAAGCTCCTTTTTTTACAACACTAGAAGCACTTCCGTTTGCTACCCTAGCAGGATTAATTAATGTACCGAAGTTTGTTTCAATTATGTTTGACATCACTTTTTCCCCATTAGTTTCATCGCTTGACCAACACCTTTAATTCCAAAAGAAGAACTAACGGCTATAAATAAAAGATACTGATACCAATCTGGTAACGTATTCAAAACTTCAAACCCTGATCGTACATATTCTGTCATACTAGGAATGAAGACTAATATAGCAGGTAGTAGAAGAACAATAAGTGCAAACTCGTCTTTCCACGATCCATCTGTGGCGTCTGCCATAGACTTCTCCCAAGCAACTTCTCCTGCTGCTACTTTTTCTGCGACGACTGCTT